ACTTGGTACAGTTACGGTTACAGTTACATAAGGAGTCAATCATGGCTAAAAGTGATAGTAAAGAAGATATGAAGATGGACACGACGCAGGACAAGGCGATGATTAAAAAAGCCTTTAAGCAGCACGATGCCCAAGAACACAAAGGCGGCAAAGGTACATCTTTGAAGCTGGCTAAAGGTGGCAAAACAAACGCTCAGATGAAAGCTCTGGGTCGTGGTTTAGCCAAAGTAGCTAATCAAAAGAAGTCTTCCTTTACATACAAAAAAGGTGGTTAATATGGCTAAGTTCAGTCAAAAACAAGGCGGCAAAGAAGTTGGTGATGCCAGCGTCTATGCTGAACCACATACCGGCTCTATGGCTGGTGTAGACATCAAGAACAGTGGTTATGACGGTGGTAACCGTTTGACCGCTAATGATGTAAATATGTCTGTTGGCAACATCAGTCGTGATCCATACAAAGAGCCAAAGACTTCTGGTATTAAAATTCGTGGTACTGGTGCGGCTACTAAAGGCGTAATAGCCCGAGGCCCAATGGCTTGATATGAATTACACCCAACTGTTTGATACCATTCAGTCGTATACGGAAAATAACTTTCCGGATTTCACTCTTGCCAGTGGTGGAATAGAGACGACTACCGAACAGATTAACAGGTTTATTGAGCAAGCCGAACTGCGCATCTATAACACGGTGCAGTTTCCATTTTTGCGTAAAAACATGGTGGGTAATATTCAGTCGGGTAACAAATATCTTCAAGCGCCAAACGATTATCTTGCTACATATTCTTTGGCAGTGATAGATGGGTCTGGTAACTACGAGTACTTATTAAACAAAGATGTAAATTACATTCGTCAAGCGTATCCTAACCCCACAACAGATGTTGGCATCCCAAAGTATTATGCGTTGTTTGGCCCAGCCATTGTTAGTAGTGTAATTACAACTGAACTGACGTTTATTCTTGGCCCAACTCCTGATGCGGCATATACGGTAGAGCTTCATTTCTATTACTACCCAGAGTCTATTGTGACTGCTGGCACTTCATGGCTCGGCGATAATTTTGACACAGTGCTCTTGTATGGCTCACTGGTTGAGGCTTATACGTTCATGAAGGGTGAGACAGATATGCTTGCTTTGTACGACGGCAAATACAAAGAAGCCCTTGCACAAGCTAAACGCCTTGGTGATGGTATGGAGCGTCAGGATGCTTATCGTTCTGGTCAATATAGACAGGCGGTGACTTGATGGCGTTTACCGGTAACTTCTCTTGTAATACGTTACGGACTGGGTTAATTAACAGCACGTTAGTATTTGCAACGGACACGTTTAAATTGGCGTTGTACACAAACTCGGCCACATTGAACCAATTGACTGCGGCGTATACATCAGACGGCGAGGCTTCTGGTGGTAACTATGTGGCTGGGGGTCAAGTAGTCACGGCAACGGTTAGTACCGCGCTTAGTTCAAACGGTAGTACTATTTATGTGTCGTTTTCTAGCCCCGCTTGGACTGGCGCAATTACGGCTCGGGGGGCGTTAATTTATGACGTGACTACTGGCGCGGCTGTCTGTGTTTTAGATTTTGGAAATAACGTGACATCAACAAGTACGTTTACTGTAACGATGCCTGCTGACACTAGCACGGCTGCACTCATTAGACTTGTATAAGGAGAAAATATGGCACTGGTTACAACCACCAAAGGTGAAATGGACGAATCTCTTCTTGAGAAAAAAGAAGGTTCATTAGATAATGACATTGAATACACAACTTGGGTTGAGTATTGGCTAGAGGGTGAATTAGTTCATCGCTCTGCCCATGTTCGTTTAAAAACATCCCCTCCGCTGTTTGCTGAAGCAGCATCTCTTACATAAGGAAATATTATGGCAAACACACAAGCAATGTGCACATCGTTCATGGGGCAACTGCTCAATGGTGGACATCAATTTGGCTCAATTACACTGACTTCGCGTACAAGTTTGACAGCCCCCACTACTGATACATTTAAAGCAGCGTTGTATTTAGCTTCGGCTACGATAAATGCAGCCACTACCGTGTATACCGTAACTGGCGAAGTATCGGGCACAGGCTATTCTGCGGGTGGTGTAACGGTAACTAATGCCAACGCGGTTACTGCAACTAACTCATCTTCTACAGCAGGTGTTGCGTACTGGACTCCTTCAGCCAGCATTACATACACAACGGTGACTTTGGCTACCGCGTTTGATACAGTGTTGCTCTACAACTCTACCCAAAGTAATACGGCTGTTAGCGTTCATACTTTTGGTTCACAGACTATAACTGCGGGTACGTTCACATTGACTATGCCTACAAACAGCACAACTTTAGCGCTGATCCGCTTGGCCACAACCTAATAGGCTTCTTAAAGGAGCCGGATTATGGCAACCGGATGGGGCGTAGATGGTTGGGGAGATAACACTTGGGGCGGTTCTCAGGACGCCCTTACAGGAGTTACTGCGTCCGGTAATGTAGGTACAGTATTACAAAGCGTAACTGTTGCTCTTACAGGGGTAGCGGCTTCTGGAGATGTAGGTACCGTAACGGAAACTAATTCCCCAACCGAAGATGGGGTTGTGGCTTCTGGTAATGTAGGTACAGTATTACCAAGCGGGGCTTTTGCTCTTACAGGAGTCGTAGCTTCTGGAAATGTGGGTACGGTATTACCAAGCAGGGTTGTTGCTCTTACAGGAGTTGAGGCTTCTGGAAATGTAGGGTCTGTATCAATAGCAGACAGAAGTATTGCTCTTACAGGAGTTACTGCATCTGGTAATGTGGGTACGGTATTACAGAGCAAGGCTTTTGCTCTTACAGGAGTTGTAGCTTCTGGAAATGTAGGTACGGTATTACCAAGCCGGACTGTTGCTCTTATAGGAGTGGTGGCTTCGGGTGCAGTTGGAACTGTCTCCCCAGTAATAGCTTATGAGATTACAGGGGTTGAGGCTTCTGGAAATGTAGGTACAGTAACGGAAACTAATTCTCCAACTGAAGATGGAGTTGTAGCCACAGGTGAAGTAGGTACAGTATCGCCTAGTAGGACTGTTGCCTTGTCCGGAGTAAATGCTTCTGGTACAGTTGGTACTATTCCTATAAGTACGCGTTTGGTAGCAATTACTGGGTGCGAAGCGATGGGACAAGTTGGGAATGTTGGGATATTCTATTGGTCAGTGATTGATGATGGTCAAACCCCTAATTGGGCAGTGATCAATGATGGCCAAACCCCTAATTGGTCAGTGATCGATGATAGCCAAACCCCTAGTTGGCAAAATGTAGCAATGACTGTGTAAAGGATGATGATATGGCAGTAACAAATTTTACCCCCTTGCTTGGCCTTGCATTGCCAACAACTGGCGATTTATCAGGCACGTGGGGAACTACGGTCAACACTGCAATAACTGATTTGCTTGATGATGCTGTTGCGGGTACGGTCACGCTTTCAGCAAACGCGGATGTCACGTTGACTACAACAAATGGCTCGGATAATCAAGCTCGGAATGCGGTTATTCTGTGGACAGCCAGCAATGGTGCTACAACCCGAAACATTACGGCTCCCGCGCAGAGTAAGGCTTATATTGTCATCAATGCGGGTACTGGTTCTATTGTGATCCGAGGTGCTGGCCCTACAACAGGCGTTACGGTAGCTTCTGGATTCAAAGCATTAGTTGCTTGGAATGGTTCTGATTTTGTAAAAGTTGCTTCCAGTCTAGTTAGTTTAACTTCAGACGTAACTGGTACTTTACCAGTCGCCAACGGCGGTACAGGCTTAACAGCAGGGACTTCTGGCGGTGTACTAGGTTATACAGCCTCCGGCACATTAGCATCTTCTGTTGCATTGACGGCAAATGCGTTGGTGTTGGGTGGGGGTGCTGGTGCAACTCCTACGCCTATGGCGAGTCTTGGAACAACAACCACAGTCCTTCACGGAAATGCTGCTGGTGCACCTACTTTTGGTGCAGTATCTCTAACGGCTGACGTAACAGGAACGCTTCCAATTGCTAACGGCGGTACTGGCCTTACATCTACACCTGCTAATGGTGCTTTAGATATTGGTAACGGCACAGGATTTACGAGAGCTACGTTAACGCAAGGTACAGGTATTTCAATCACCAATGCTTCGGGTGCAATTACGATTGCTGCAACGGGAACAGTTTCTGCCGCTACGCCTACTGCATTGGGTACTGTGTATGGAAGTCAAACCACAAGTGGTGGGACACCTTTTCTAACTGCTATTGGCTACAATGCCGCTGGTGGTACTACTGGAGTTGGAGTAACTGCTGTTGGTGTAGGAGCTTTATATACAAATGGTGCTGGCGCACGAAGCACCGCTATGGGCTATAACGCTGGTTACTCAAATACTGGTGATAATAATTTATTTATTGGCAATCAATCAGGTTTTACAAACACAACAGGAACTGCAAACTCTTTTGTAGGTGGGATGGATTCTAATAATTGGCCTCCCGGTTACTACAACACAACTGGAAGCAACAACAGCGCATTTGGTGGTGGGGCATTAAGGGCAAACACCACAGGTTCAAATAATACCGCAATTGGTACGGGTGCTTTGCACCTTAACACCACTGCATCTGGTAGCACTGCCGTAGGTTATGCCGCATTAGATGCAAATACAACTGGCACTGAAAATACCGCTGTTGGTTTTAATGCGTTAGGGGCAACCACTACAGGTATTTATAATGTAGGTGTTGGGGCATACGCACTTGCACTTAACGCCACGGGAAGTAACAATGTTGGGGTTGGCTATGGTGCGCTTGTTGGCACCACAGCATCAGGCAACACAGCAGTTGGTCATTATGCCCTTCAAGCAAACACAACTGGTGTAGAAAATGTAGCGGTGGGTTATGAAGCCCTTTACACCCCAACAGCGGGAAATGACAACACAGCCATAGGTTATCAAGCGTTAAAGTTCGATACTACTGGCGGCACTAATTCTGCATTGGGTTATCGTGCGCTTTATAACAATACAACAGGAAATGAAAATGTTGCTTTAAGTGCGTATGCGTTGTTGACAAACTCAACTGGTTCATACAATACTGCCGTTGGAAATACAGCACTTCGCTCCAACACCACAGCATCTAACAATGCGGCTTTTGGTAATAGCGCACTTTATTCAAATACCACTGCATCTAATAGTACCGCAGTAGGTTATCAGGCACTTTACTACACCACTACTGGTGGTGATAATAATGCGTTAGGAAAAAACGCACTACTATTCAACACGACAGGAACAAGCAATGTTGGTTTGGGAAGTGAATCAGGTTATTCAAATACGACAGGTTATTCAAATTTGTTCGTAGGTTCTGGTGCTGGTTACAACATTACGACAGGTGCTGCAAATCTTTGTCTTGGTACTTCGTCTGGTCAGGGACTAAACACTGGCAATCGTAATATGCACATTGGATTTCTTACCAATGCAAGCGGTACTGGCGTTTCTGATGAAATGCACATTTCTACTGGATATAGCACAACAGGTAAAGGCAGTAGCACAGGGTTTATCAATCCTAATGGCGGTAGTCTTTATCAAGGTAATAACACAACTACATTTGCCACAATTTCAGACCGCAGACTAAAGAAAAACATTGTTGATAACAACACAGGTATTGACAAAATTACTGCCATTCAAGTTCGTAACTTTGAGTATCGTTTGCCAGAAGAAGTTACAGAATTGCCGCAAAACCAAGCAATTCAAAAGTCAGGCGTTCAACTTGGTGTAATTGCCCAAGAACTTCAACAAATATTGCCCGATTGCGTCAAACAAGAATCTACAGGTGTTTTGCGTGTAGATTCAGATAATCTGACTTGGTACATGATAAATGCCATCAAAGAACTCAAAGCCGAGGTAGACAGCCTCAAATCTCAACTTCAAGGAAACTAATCATGGAAAATCAAACCCCAGAACAAATTGCCAAGCACTACTCTGCCGCAATGGATAGCGTTAACCTAATCAATGGTAGTAAGCCAGATTTTATGTCTGATGCTGATTGGGCTGATTGCCTGTCACGCAACAAAGAACATTTGAAAATCATGTTGGCTAAAGACTTCTGGACAACTGAAGACCTTGCACCATTGCAAGCCGCTTCTGAGTAAACCATGTGGGACTGGGCCGAGGCAATCATTGCAGCGGCCTGTATCGCGGCCTTCGTCATTTTTGGCACTTATATGATGGCATGGAGTTGGGTGTGATAAATGCGTTGGCTCATACTGTTATTGCTGTTAGGGCTGGTTGGAGCCGTAGCCAAGAGTGGCTGCCATGTGCGCGAGTTCTATGGGATAGGTTACACCATCCACAATCCGTCCGAGCGCCATCAGCAAATGATTCAGTGGCTCAAAAACAATGCCCAATACTGCAAGTCCAGCGACTACGTGGTTATCTGGAACAATTTGGCAGAGTGGGCGGGTACAGCCGACTCAGCAGAAACTAGAAGTTTAATTATTCATGGATACAAAGATGCACTTGAG